CAGATCGACGGCGACATGTGGGACCCGACCGCCAACGACGCCGGCCCGAGCGCCGGGGTGGCGGTCGTGAACGGGACTTGGTACCAGCGCGGCTTGCTGGGTGGCCCGGCATACCTAGAGGAAGCAATCTACTCGGCAGACTTTGCCGGCACAAAGTCGGGGACGTGCCGCACCGACTACGCAACGGCGCCGAATGAGGAATCGATCCTCTGTCACATCCAGGCCACGCTGACGGCAACCTCCACATGACCATCCGCATCACCACCACCGGCGTCCCTGCTGTACAGCTCATGCTGTCGCGGATCGGCGGCATCCCTGCGCAGGTCGTCGACGACATGGCGGCCATCGCGTATCAGGGCATGCGCGAGGGCGCCGGCCGCCACTCGCCGCGGCCGGAGGGTACGGGCCGACTGTACCGCTCATTGTTCCGCGTTGGCGAGGGTTCCAAGACGCAGCGCGTCGGTCACTACTTGGACGAATCGCCGCACGCCGAGCATGTCATCTTCGGTTTCCCGGCGCACGAGATCAAGCCCAAGCGACCGGGCGGCGTGCTGGCTTGGCGGTCGCGGTTCGGTGGGCCAATGATCTTCGCGCGCCGCGTCTGGCACCCCGGTTACATCGGCGACAACTACCGCGACACGGCGCTGTCGGATGCGTTCCGGCGCTTCCCGGACTTCGTGTCGCAACGCATGGGAGCACTTTGAATGGCACTGATCTACACCTACCCGGACGCGTACCTGGACACGCGCATCAGCGACGAGCGCGAGGCCCGCGCCATCGAGGAAGTCGAGCTGCTGGCCGGCACGCGCACGCTGTCGGTCGAGTGGACCGAGAAGCTGGTGATCCTGCAGGCGTACATCCTGGCCTGCCTGGAGCACCAAGGCAAGACCGACGACCTGTTCACGGCGAAGCTGAAGACCTATCGCGAGGAGATGGCGATTCAGTTGCCGCGTGCCCTGGCCGCGGCTGACGAGGAGGCCGATGTGGTCGGGTCTGTATACTCCATCCCGGTGAGCCGCGCATGACCACGCCCGCAATGATGCCCGCGCTGGAAAATGCGCGCTCCGCCCTGGCCGGGATTGTAGGTCTGGTGTCCTGCGAGATTGGGCGCAAGGAGGATGTGTCGCCCAACGACTACCCGATGATCCAGATCGTGCCTACACGCATCACGCCTGGCACGGCCTACGCCGGGCGCACCATCGAAGTCTGGATCTACTTCGGTGTGCCGATCGAGAAGGTTGATGAGCTGGACAACGTGTACGCGGGGCTGTCTGCTCTGGAGCAGCAAATTCTCGACATCCTCGGCACGATCCAAGGCCAGTACCGCGAGACGATCACGGATCAAGATTTCTTCGAGACCTACAAGCTCGCGGCCATCCGGGCGGAGCTGGGCGTGCCCGAGACGCCGCACGCGAAGTGCGCCATTTACGCCGCCACGGTCACGGAGACGCTTTCAGCGTCGCCCGTGACCGTGGCCCCATTCACAAATCTGCTCCACAACTCCGACGCCGACGACTGGACGCCGGCCCTGGTGAATGGCTCGATCACGCGGCTCCTGAATGGTGACGCGACGACGCGGACGCGCCTGACGCTGACCGGGTTGGTGGCCGGTGCCGCGGCCTCCGAGGTCGTCATCGGACTCTACGCGGGCGGGGTCCTTGTCGGGAACCGCGTCCTGGTGGCCACAACGGGCGCAGGTGCGCCGATCGCCTTCGAGGTGGGGGCTACCTACGTCGCCGCCCTCGACACGGTCTACGACGTGCGGGCGACGGGCACGGCGGGCGACTACACCTTCAGCGGGTTAACGCTGACGGCGCAGCAGGTTTGAGTGCGGGTGCAGACCGTGGACCAACGAGATGCCGAGATCGAGCGCCGTGTGCAAGAGCGCATGGCACAGATGCTCGACAACAACTCGATGCTCCCGGAGATGATCGCGGGCAGCGTCGAGCGGGCCATTCGGCGCGTACTGACCGACCCAGAACTTGGCCGCCAGTTCTGGCAGGGCGGCTACCAGGAACTCGCACGACACGCCGGAAACAACGCCAGCCAGTGGGTCGGCCGACGCCTGCTCACAGCGCTGATCATCGCCGCCGTCACTGCCGGGTTGGTGTGGTTGGTGAAGACGGGGAGTTTGAAATGATGCCGTATGCCACACTCAAGCGAATGACGTTCAACATGCCGTTCACCATCATCGCCGGCATCGCGATCGGTGGGCTACTGGTGCCGATTGCCACCTCATTCACGGAGTGGGCCGCGGAGCGATATGACAGCGCATTTCCCGTCGTGGCCATGACAGGGACACTTTTATCGATCGGGGACAACGAGGCAGTCATCACGCTGCAGGGCCGCAAGCTGCGCAAATGCGCCTACCTGCGCACGCACGCCTACGCGCTCGACGCGGATGGCGACATGCATGACGCCTACATCACGCGCATCGATATGCCTGAGACCGGCACGACGAGGCCGATCGGTGATTTTCAAAGCGGCATCTGGCGCGTTTGGCCGCTACCGAACTCTCGCGGCATTGTGGTCTACATGAACCACTTGTGCGGCGCCCGAGTCGTTGTGACGCGCGGCACGGATATTGATCTCACCCGAGGAGTCGTCAAATGATGCTGATCCCGGAATGGCGGCAGGCGCCGCGGATGTTGTCTGTGCAGTTCACCGCACTGCTGGTTGGGTGGCTGGCGCTGCCCGACGCGACGCAATTGCAAATTCTGGTGATGCTCCCGATCACCAAGGACCAGGCAACCGGGCTTCTTGCGATCCTGTCTCTGTTCGGCCGCGTCAAGGCACAGCCGAAGCTCCACGCGCAAGGCATCATGCCCGTCGCCCTGGGCGAGCGCATCGTGAGCCTGTCGGGGAGTCTTGCCCGAATGCTGCGGCTCGCGGAGTCGGTGCCGGCCTACTCCTACCCGGACCAGCTGGAGCGAATGCGGGCGATCGACGAGGCGCGCGGCGCGTTGAGCCAGCATGAGGCATTCGAGACGCCGTTCGGGCAATGACGAGCCGGCGTGTGGCTGCGTTGATCGCTTCCGGTGCGACGGCGTCAAAGCTGGAGGCGCGGGCCGTGGCCCTGGAGAAGCTGCACAACGACATTGCCATGTGGGTCAGGTGGCCGCGGCTCCAGCACTCGCTGAGAGTCGACATCGACGCGCTGCGCAAGGCGAGCCATCTGCCGCCGTCGACGGCAGATCACGTTGAGGCAGTGATCCTCCAGAGCGTGGCTTTGAACGGAACGACCGTTGCCGCGTGGCCGTACATAAAGGCCCTCGCCGGGGAACGCTGGCGGCGGGAGTTGGAGATGGGTACGCGACGGCTGCGCGGCCGCGGCGCCATGTGGTACGACAACAAAGCGAAACGTTGGGCTCTCGATGAACATTACAGAGAAGGCTCCCGAGCCTGACGCCTGCTACGGCCTCATGTGCCCCAAGCGGGCAACGTGCCAGCTACATGAAGACCTCGGCCTGGTTGACGGCGCCGTCATCGAATCCTGTCAACGGGGCCAATCCTGGCCACTGTACCGGCATGTGCAGGGCGAGACGATGGACTAGGAACCGCGGTGGTTTGCGGCCCACCGTTTTCCACCGGGCGATTCCGGGTCCATCCGAAAGTCTGCGTGGTCGATCGCGTTGGCTTCATCACCGCACACCGTAAGGCCGCCGCGGCCCTCTTGTATTGCGTAGTTGCCTATCCCTGTCCTGACAAGCCATAGCTGCCTGCCGCGCGCCGTGCCCAGCACACGCAGCGGAGTCAAGCCGGTTGTTAGGTCGCTCATCGCTGTGTCCTATGGGTTGCCGGGCTCAGGCGCCATGCTCGCGGGTGGCGGGTGGGATTCGCACACGCGCCCTGTAGTGCGGCATGCTCTCCCCGCTCACGATCATCTCGAATTGCTGCGCCGGGTTGTTCACAGCGCGCACCATGACCGTAGCGTCAGTGCCGCCGACGATCATGTAATCCGCGCTGCGCTGGTCATCGCGTTCGGCCCATTTGCACGCGGCGGCGTTCGCATCGTAGGCATCGATGACAACGCCGTCTTCTGGCTCCTGCGAATACTCAGGGCGCCATACAAGATACTTGGTCACGGCTCGCTCCGGGTGGTTGTGGGGTTCAGGGATGCGCGGGCTGCGTCGATTGCGGCGTCAAGCCGCACGCCGTCGCTCTCGTCACCACATGGCACTTCGCCGCAGGCCAAATCGACTGGGGCGTCTACGCTGCCCACGGCAGAGACACTTACCCAGTTGTGACGTAGCCACCGATACCGCTCCGCATCCGCCCGCATCGCATCCCGCTCCGCAGTGAGCGCGGCTATCTGGGCGTCAACAGCGTCGGCTCGCAAGTACCTAACGTCGGTGTCAAACTGCTGTTCGCTGCACCAAGACACATCGCCATCCCGGTAGAGCACGGCGTGGGTGTCGTCGTGCTCAAGCTCGCCGTAGACAAGCCAGATGGTTT